TATGCAGTGGCATTTAGCAAATACCGCAATAAATTTCGCTCACCATATCGTTTGGAAAGGCCACGCCACATATTAAGTATTTTTTCAGTCCTAACGCCCATATTCTCATCTAAATGAGCTGCATTAATTATTTTCGCAGATACATCATCAAACCCTTTGTCTCGATTAAGAGTCAATATTGTCCTTCGATTATTTTCGTCTTTAAAAACATTCAGCATATCTGATAGCTTAACAATCATAGGGTCATTAACCATCATGCTACGCAATAATTTACTATCAGGAGCTCGATGATAAATTCGCAATGCTTCTAAGAATCCGGTCCCCTTTTTAGTCATAGTTAAAACCGAATCATCAAAATGCAGATCTCTTATGGAACCAATCCAATAGCGTGGAGTCCATTTAATGTTGCTTTTAATAATTTTAGTGACAGCAGGCATGTCAGGAGCTCTGAGTTTTAAGATCATATTAACCAGCATAGAAATCCCATATCCGCCATATTCACTAATTGAATGTGGAATATAAACATCTTTTACTTTATATCCACACTGTTCTGTTAAGCGTTTTTCAAACGTTAGGCGCAGGCTCCTAAAGAGTTTGGCCAAATGTTCTTTATTAACTCCATGAACTGCATACGATTTCCCTATGTATTTTAAAATTGGCATAATCGGATTATCATAATCACGAATATAATCGGCTGTAAGTTCATGTTTTCTCTTATCTTCATCGATATAAAAAGCTTTTCTGGCTTTGAAATCAAAACGCAAAACTTCTTTATAATAGCCATCTTCAGACGTTCCATCCCAAAATAGCTGAATACCTTTATATTTAATACGAAGATCAAGGAAGTCTTTGCAATTAATGACCTCAAAAAACATTTCTTTAGGAAATAATTCCTCGTCATCACATGTTAATATCACTTTGTGTACATATGGTTCGGAACGAGTTCCACAATTAGGACACACATAATATTTCGAACCTGTATAATATCCGCTACCCATACTATATTTGCGGTTCCAGGTGCCACCAAACGTGTGGTTGCAATCGCAATGGTGAATTGTTGTGTAAGCAGCATCATAATGTTTTTCAATTATGATGCTGTCGAACATTTTACTGATGTATAAACTAGACACAGTTTCCACAGAACGCCACCGCCTTAATCATCGAACATGGCAAAGATGCTCGAATTTTCTTCTACACTAGGCTCAACCGTTGGTTGCATTTCATCTGCAGCAGGTTTGCTATCAACTGGCGCAGGTTCTTTAGCGGTTTTAGTCTTACGTGTACGCTTTGGCTTTTCTTCCTTTTTAGTGTCTTCTGTTTTATCTTTAGGAGTAGCTGACTTAGGAGGCTCAACCACATCAAAGGCTTTTACAATCGCATTAGATGCTTTCATGACACTCTCGGTATACGCGATACCAGCTTCGTATTCCTCAGCGTTGTCAGGGTCCATTTCAATTGCCTTATGTAATATGTCTAGCGACTTCTTACATATATCTGCTTGGCTTTTAAATTGTTGTTTAGACATATTTAAGCCTCCTCTGCCATGATGGATTTTAAATCGGTAATAAGATCATCTGTCAAAGAGTCACTAGATGGACGAGTAACACCATGTTTGCTAAAAATTGCAAGTGCTTTTTTTGCTTTTACCCCATCTTCGCCCATCCATTCACGGAATTCCTTATAAAAGGCTTTTTTATCTACAGGTTCGTCACTTACATCCAATGCAGGTTCAGGTTCTGGTTCAGGTTCTGGAACAGATTTAACCTTTTCTTGAACGACTGGCTGAGGTTGTGATTCTGCTTTAGGCGACGGATCAGCGTCAAGAGGAAGTACTGGAAGGTCGTCATCCGTAATTTCTGGAGTTTTCTGTTTTTCCTGCTTTGTAGCAGGCTCTGCTTTAGGTGCAGTTTCACACATTGCTTTTGTTACTTGTTCAGCAGGGTGCTTTTCATCATGACAATTGCCGCAGCATTGATGGTTTAAAAGTTTATTCCATTCTGCAATTTTAAGGGCAAGATCTTCTGTGTCATTGAATTTAATTGTTAAGATATTTTGATTTTCCATGATAGTTTCTCCTTTAGAATTTAAACAGTAATTCATCATCAACTAATTTCCCTTCAACGATTTTAGGGATTCCAATTTCCTGGAGTTTACGAATTACGCTGCGACTTTTGGATATATAAATAGTGTTTTTTTTAATTTGTACCGCGGTCGGTTTAATTACATATGGCTCTGTTGCAAGCGCAGGCGCCACACAAATGACTTTATTATTAACATCTATACCAACCTTGAAATATTCAGGCCCTTTTAACTTTCTGTAAGCCGGCATTGAAAGCTTGATATAGCTATTTGTAGTCACTATCGCTACCTTTTGTAATGATTCGTGTTTGCCCCTGTTATCTGCAAAGAAATTAAAGTCAAATGCATTTACAGTGGCTTTATGTTTTATTGCTTTTATTTCAGGCATTTTATCTCCTTATCTGGTATAATTTATATAGGATATTTTTATCTTTGCCCTTTACGCATTGCCGTGCGTGAGGGCATTTTTACTTTTACGGCGAATATGTTCATCGTGGCAATGTTTGCATACTCTAATTGCCTTGCGATTCGCCTCATCATAAATGTAGTTATGAGTGTGTGGAATTAACCTAACTCCACATTTTGTGCATATTCGAACAGGTCGTCTCATCGTATTAACATCCAAATCAGACCACCGTAAAACATAATACAAACGGTCATTACAACGAGAATAAATAACACACCAATCACATCAATATCGTCCATAATGCTCATCCTCCTTAAATGATTTATAAAGAATAGCTACTGCAGATACAGTGCATAAAAGCAATAGTAGCATAGTCGATGAATGCAACTCGTACCCTTGTACATCTGAGCCTTCTAAAATTCCAAAACATGTTGCCAGCATGATGCCTGCTAATTTTTTCATTTTTTCACTCTCCTATTCTTTCTTGGCATCGTTTCCCTAGCCACGCATTAAACGAATCTAAATGAATCAATCGTTTGCCACCTCGGGCCCCTATCTTCATCGACGGAAAATCAAAGTCAGCTGCCCATTGACGAATCACATCTTGAGGAACGCTTGCTAGTTCGGCGGCCTCAGCGACTGTTATGCACAATTTATTCCTGTCCACAATAATCCTCCTTTATATCTTTTTATAGATGTTCATAAAATTTTCATGAATATTTTGTGTATTCTTAAATAATTGTTTGTATAATCACCTTAGAAGGGAGGTGATTATATGGGCAAAAATCAACATGTCGTACCATCTAAAAACGGTGGTTGGGATGTTAAAGGCGAAGGAAATTCAAGAGCATCTAAACACTTCGACCAAAAGAAACCGGCGATTGATTACGGAAGACAAGCTAGTCTCAATCAAAAAAGTGAATTAGTAATCCACAATAAAGATGGCCGGATAGCTCAAAAGGACAGTCACGGACATGATCCTCATCCACCAAAAGGTTAATTGTAATTAGGAGTGCAGACGGCGACATACTCTGGTACAGGTTCTTTATCATCAGTTATAACGGCAACAAGGGTATCGTCGTCTTCTCTCTTTATAACCACCTTTGTATATTGGTTTGTGTTCAAAATACTATTTGGCTTCATTTTTTCTCTCCTTTCCTTCAACTCGTTTGTTCCTTTAATTCGTAACTTATTAGATTGCTTTTTTCGCAAAAAAAATAAATAGATGGGCTTCAGTTGAAAGATAATCAATCATAACCTCAATTTCATCAGATCTAAATACGCCTTTCTTTAATTTAATAGAAAACGTTTTAGGAGTAATCCCTAATCTTTTAACAACATTTATTTGAGTTTTTTCAGCGCTAACAATTGAACATTTTATCTTATTTACATCAATCAATACATCACCTCCTTTGCAAAAGTAACTTATTAAGTTATTTATGTTAAAATCATTTGTAAAATGTTGCGTATTAAGTTAAAACGGTGTAATATTGACTCATGGAGAAGATTATATTTAGAGCGAGGTAAATTTAATGACTCCCAACAAAGGAGATAAAATCAAAAATCTCAGGATTCAAAATAAAATGACTCTAGAAGAAGTCGGCAATAGGATTGGAGTCTCAAAACAAACGTTATATAAATATGAAAACAATATAATTACAAATATACCTTCAGATAAAATAGAAGGATTAGCCAAAATATTTAATGTATCTCCTGCTCTAATAATGGGCTGGGATGACACGCCTAAAGAGTACTATAAAGACGCTGAAGTAGCTGAATTCACTGAGTACTTGCGCACACGTCCTGGTGCTCGTATGCTATT